AAGCTGGAGAGTTTACTGAGATTGTGAAGAAGATTGTCTTCCAAGGTAAACCAGTAAATCAAGAAAACTTGTTTCATTTGAAGCGTGAACTTGGTGATGTTATGTGGTATGTTGCTCAAGCATGTGTAGGTTTAAATATTTCACTTGAACAAGTCCTTCAAATGAATTTTGAAAAACTAACGGCACGATATCCAGAAGGAACCTTTAGTATTGAGCGAAGTGAAAATCGAGTTGTCAACGACCTGTGAGTGTGCTATACTAGGGGGACACCTAAATAAGGATGACCCCCTTTTCTGCTAGATGGCGCAACAGAATAAACACCTGGAGCACCTGGAAGACGAGCTAATCAATTTTGGTTATGGCGGTTATGTCGCTTCCAGAGACCTCATACAAAATTTTATCCATGAGCTTGGCGGTCGCCCTACTGGTCGCGTGACTGTAACTACCAAGTGGGATGGAGCACCTGCAATTGTTTGCGGTATTGACCCCGAATCGAAACAATTTTTTGTGGGTACGAAGTCTGTATTCAATAAGAAAGAACCTAAAGTTAATTTCACTGAAAAAGATATTGATAAAAATCACGGTGAAATTCCTGACCTCGCCAAGAAATTGAAGTATTGCTTGAAGTATTTCCCTGAGTTGAATATCAAGGGAGTGATTCAAGGCGACCTTCTTTTCACAAATGAGGATGTAGCAACCAAGACGATTGATGGTGAGCGTTACTATACTGCTACGCCCAACACGCTGACGTATGCCTGGCCTGCCGATAGTAACTTGGGTAAGGCAGTGCATACCGCTAAGATTGGCGCGGTGTTTCATACTTATTATAGTGGCTCTGGTCCGCTGAATAATATGAATGCTGGTTTCGGTGTCCGTCAATTCAATTTAAAATCCACTCGTAATGTCTTTCTGGCATCTGCGACGATAGATAACATCAGTGCTAATTCTGGTTTGGCGGACGCAGAAGAACGTACTCTTAAATCTATTATTGCTGTAGCAGACCGTAACGCTTCTGTTGCTAAACCTTTCATTGAGATGGTGGCGCATGAAGCAACCAAGCAATTTACAATTGGTTATACGATGAAGCGTTTCACCAACAGCTATGTGAAAGAAGGGCAGAAGATTAATAATGTTAATAGATTTATCAGTAAATTTGAATCTGCCTATAAAAAATCTTTGATTGATAAGATTGAAGAGTTAAAATCTGAGAAATCTAAGAATGAATACCGTGACAAGTTAGCATCTGGTTTACAATTCCTTGAAGACAATCGGCGTTCATTCAAAGCATTCATCGTCATCTACAATTCTTTCACCAACGCCAAGAATCTCATCAATAACAAACTCGCTGGTCTTAGCGATACCAAAGTATTCCTGCGTAATGGTGACAACTTTGTAGTGACGAAACCTGAGGGATTCGTTGCTATCGTTGATGGCAAGGCGGTGAAGATTGTTGATAGATTAGAATTCTCTCGTGCTAACTTCACGCTAGAAAAATCTTGGCGTCCTCCAACCACTGAGGGCGCTAAGGTTGTTGCATTTGCTTTTGGGAGATTTAATCCACCCACAACTGGTCACGAACTACTCATAAATAAAGTCAAAGAATTTGCAGCAGGAAACGATTACTATATCTTTCCCAGTCACTCGCAAGATAAAAAAAAGAATCCTTTATCTGCTGAACAAAAAGTAAAATTTATGAAACAAATGTATCCTTCTCATAAGGATACGATTGTATATGATGCTCAAGTCCGCGATGCTATCAAAGCACTGAAGTGGTTGGAAGATAAAGGATACACTGATGCTATCTTTGTTGTTGGGTCTGACCGTGTGCCTGCATTCCAATTCATCAAACAATATAACGGTAAAGATTACAATATGAATACTATTGAGATTAAAAGTGCTGGTGCGCGTGACCCAGATGCAGATGATGTATCTGGTATGTCAGCAAGCAAAATGAGAAAGGCTGTATCTGAAAAAGATATGCCTACGTTTATATCTGGATTACCTAAAAAATTTGTAGAGAAAAAACGTGCTATGGTTACTGAATTATTTGTAGCAATTATGGAGGGTATGAAATAATGGCAACCACAGGTAAAGATAAATGGGAAAAATATTTTAAAAATAACCGAGTTGAGACATATGTAAAAGCAAATAGTTCTAATAGTAAAGATTTAAATTATATCTATGATATAACTGGAAATAAAACTAGTACTAGATTGAATCATGGACATGAAATTATTGTAGAACAATCTGGTATGTACTATGATGCAGGTCCGTATGCAAATAAGGTATTGGTGAAGTATGGTAGTAACCCTACTGATGAGGGATACTTGCATATTAATTGTATTGATAAGGTGAAGAACGGAAGAGCAACAATGCAAATAGAATCTTCTAAATTAATTAATTTGGGAACAGATATTACTGTTGATTCTTTAAATGGACAAACGAATGTTCCATGCAAAGCATTTAGTTCTGCAACTGATCTAGCAAAATCTATTATTAGTGGACTTGAAGAAGAACCTTCTGTACCTGATTATGTAACGGAACAGTTTACAGAATATTTTGCAAAAGATTTAGTATCTGGTTTAAAGGGAATTACGTGGAATGCTGGTATAGGTGATAAAGAAAAAAATACTCTTGGTGCTTATCTTGGAGAGTTGCTGATAGGATATATGGCATTGTCTAAAGACGCAACTGCTTTCACTGTTCCAGAAATTGTTGCATATGAAATAGATTATTTTGCTGTTCCTACTGATCCATCTTTCCCAGGAATAGATTCCTTTATACAGTATAAAAATACTGGTGTAAAAAGTTCTGGGGGAAAATATTTAATTTCTTCTAAAGCAGGTAAGGGAGCCAAGGCATCTATTTGGAATAATGTTATGCCTTTAGTTATAAATGCAAAAAAGAAAAATGCTTCAGGATGGCAAGCACTTTCTAGAAATAGTGTATTGAAGAAACTAGCAACTTCTTTCCAAGCAGTTCCTAATGGTGCTACAAATGGTAAAAAAGTTGTGTATCATTTTGGCGTAAATTACATCTTGAAACAAGCAGCAAATGCTGATACTGCATATACTTTTTTTAGGCAATTGAAATCTGGAAGATTATCAGCAGAGAATGCAAGTTTAATACAAACAGCAAGAACGATACAGGCTGGATTAAATAAACAAAATTATCCAGAAGCAACTAAATCAGATGTCACTAGTAATTTAAATGCGAACGGTGCGAAAGCAATGACAATATTCTTTTGCAGATATATTGCAGATGAATTAATGCGAGAACCAGAAGCAGTAAATTTAATTTTGTCTTGTTTATCGGGTAAGAAGTTTTATCAAGCAAACCTAAATATGAGTAAGTGGAGAAAGGGTGAACTATCTTTTTCAACTACACACGTAACAAATACAACTATAAAAATTACTGGAACTAAATCTGCTACTAATAACTTAGATGCCAATCAAGGAACAGTTAATTACGAATTAGAATTTTCATGAAATCACTCAAAGAACTATTACAACAATCACAACAGAAGTCCTACATGCTTGGCAAAGTATTTGCTGAGGGTGACTGGGTTAAAAATTTTGATGGAGAAGTAGGAAAGATTCACAGGCGTGGTGTTAACTATGTGATTGCTGTGACCACAGAAGGAAAGATGTTTCGTGCATGGGTGAAAGATATCAAAGAAAATTGTGGTTGTTTCATATCTGATGACGAACCATTAATAAACCGTGATGGTTCAGATAATGTCGAAAGAGCAAAGGCATTTATAAATAAGTATAAGAAAAAGAATTTAACGAAAGAACAATGAATCTAGATGACTTTTCAAAACAACTAATCGAACGTGCAATCGTTCAACTAGACGAGAAGGGTACGTGCAACCACACAGGCGCTGGCGTTTGCTGCCCCGTTCACGGTGATGCAGATTGTAACTCTTCAAAGCAAAATCGCGCAGAAAGTCTTATGCCAGATGAGTTAGTTGGTACTACTTATGAAGTAGTTATGGAAGATGGAGAAACCATCATCATCGAAAAAGAGAAAGGTCTTGATGGTAAAGCTTGCTGGAAAGGATATAAGTTAGCAGGCACCAAACAAAAAGGTGGTAAGACAGTTGATAATTGTGTGAAGGCTGGTTATGAAATGGATGGTGAGCAAGAGCTTGATGAAAAGAATGGTTTATATGCCAACATCCATGCCAAGCGCAAGCGTGGAGAAGCGCCCGCCAAACCAGGACACGAAGATTATCCAGCAAAGGATGCCTTCAAGAAAGCAGCAAAGACTGCCAAGAAAGAAGAAGTTGAATATGTAGATGAGAAAACAGATATGCCTGGTAATCAAGAAAAGATTGATGCCAACAAAAATGGTAAGGTAGATGCCCATGACTTTGCACTTCTACGTGCCAAGAAAGCTAAGAAGTCTGTGAAAGAAATGTGGGAGAAGGCAGCGGAAGTTCAAGAGGGATACGGCAAAGCTAAAAAAAAAGCTGTAGATGAAGGCAAGAAAGTAGAAATTGAAGTCATGCCTGAAGTTGAAACTCAAAACGATCCAGAACCTGTAACAGGTAAGAAGGCAAAGAAAGAGGTAAAGAAAGAAGAGTTTGAACCACTTGAAGAGAAGAAACTTTCGAAAGCAGAAACCGCTAAGAAAGAAAAGTTTGTCAAAGGAATGAAGAAGAAGTTCGGTTCATTCAAATCTAAGTATGGCGAGAAAGCACAAAGTGTGATGTATGGAACTGCCACAACAATGGCAAAAAAAGCTGCTAAATAATTTCGCGTCATTTAGGAGATTATTATGTCTGCACTCGTCGCATGGTGTCTTGCTAATCAAGCTTTGATTGCAACCGTATTGTTTGCACTTTCAGAAGCACTTGGAGCAAACCCCAAAGTTAAGTCAAATGGTATTCTTTCACTCATTCTTTTACAAGTCCAAGGACAATTGAAGGCAAGGGGTGGTAAAGATTTAACACCTTGACACTCGGTTTACATAACCGTGCTGGGATGTTCGCATCCCTTTTTTTATAAATACTTTTTAGAATACGAAATTTTTATAGAGGAAACCGATGGCAATTTTCGGAACAATCGACGCGAAGGCGTTGGCAAATAATCTAACTGTTACTAATGGTAGCACAACTGT